GTGATTGGTGTTCCGAGGGCATAGGCTTGAGCCTGGGACATCCTCTGGGTCAATAGGCGTTGCCCTGCATCGAACTTTGCTAACGCCTCCTGGCCGATATTGGCAGCACCATAAACATTGCCGCGGGCAGCTTGGGCGCCGCGCACACTCTGCTCCACCTGATGCGCCGCCGCCGCGCCGAGTTCCCTGCCGGCAGATAATTCTTCAAGCGTAGTTTGGGCTAATTGTTGACGTACCTCCCAACCCACCGGATCCGCTTCCTTGATCCGTTTCAGTTGTTCAATATTCATGTCGCCCCCATACCGTTGCTGAATGTCGAGTGACATCGCGGCAATGGCATCGGCACTCGCTCGCATACCCTCCAATTCAATCTTTTGCTGGTCGAGGGCACCGACACCACTGAAATCATAAGAAATCTGCTTCCCCCCAACGGAGGTCGTCCCGGCAGTTCCGGCCTTGGCGGCTGCCTCGATTATTTTTCGTGCCGGTAAACTCTCTATGTCCACCACAACACCCTCACGAGTCGCGGCGGCATAATCGGGCGCCGCTGGTGCTGGTGGTGGGGTGCCCTTGCAAGTGGCGTCGGCGGCTGCCCAATAGCGTTCCTTGTGTGCGGCAGTGATCCGCTTGGCCGCCTCCATGCATTGATCCATTAGTTTATTCATCGCTTAGTGCCCTATCATATATTTTTTTCATTTCTTCTTTGCCGACTGATCTCAAGTCGCGCACTTCCAGTTCTTCCCCGTACAAGTCGCCTGACCACTCCGCAATGTACACCTCGCACACTCCCGGTTGGTGCGGTAAAACCCAGCACACACACGGCCCCAACTTCTTCCACCGGTGGAACGCCACCCCAAAATAAACTCCCACCGGCAAACCCGGTTCCAACATTTCAATGTTGGCGGTTGGCACTTTATGCTCAAACCGTTGCCCACCTTTTACTATGCCGCGCACCATAACTTTTCAAATACCTGGTGCCGAAATTGCTTTTTCTTTCCGTGCCGGAGCGCGAACAGTTTCAATTCTTTCCACCCCCGGACACGCTGATCGAGTTCATCGACACACGCCGCCATTCCCTGTCTCGTCGTCGCCACAATGTCCGAGACATAGAGACTATCTCCCTCTTCGTTCCAGGGAACCCAGTGGTGATCGAGGTCATCTTCAAGCATCTTCGTCCCAACCGCCACCGCGACCAACTCACCCTGTTCTTCGACCAAAACCAAACCTCCATTTTTATGGTGCCAGCCGAGGTAAATTCCCAAAATAGAATCGGGCCAGCCGCCAAAACACAACCCCTTCCGGTCTGCCGCCCGGATGAACTTAATGACCTCAGCCATTTTATGATTAGATCCACTCATGTCTCCTGCTTCAGAGTGTTGACGTAGGCGCTGGCACGGATTGATCTCAGGTGCATCTTGCCCCCATCAGTCCTGACCTTGAATTGCATTTCCCGGCACGGACCGTTGTTGATTAAATTATATGAGTTGATGATCGGCGCCGTTCTGGGGAACGTGACCGGCAGGACAAATGGCAGCGTGACCGTGCCGGTTGTGGTGTTGACGGGGGTCTGGTTGATCACCTTCTCTTCACCCTCATCCAGTGCAACGCGGATGTTGACGCGATCCGCCAGCGCCGGTTTCAATTCCAATTCGACATGGTTCGGCAGTACCTCATTGAACTGCTGTCCGAACGATAACCCGCGGGTGAGGATGTACGATTCGTAGTCCACCCCGTCATCCTGATACGCCTCCGAAGTTTCGCTGGCGACCTTCACATGGTCCTGATAAAACATAGTCTTGCCCTCTTCAGTCGAGAACAGCAACCGGACTTCCCCGCTGAATGCGCTCGTTGCGAATTGTGTGGCATCCCAACTCCAGCTTCCAACGAATGAGCGGGTGACGGTATTGAAAACGATACAGGTATTGTTCACCACAGAACTCCCGGTGGGCACGCTCAGGATGTAGTGATTCCGCCAGAACACCGCGGCGGCCTGATCAATCGAAGCGTTCCAGTTGATGGTATCGATTAAGTCCTGAATGCCCACACTGATCGGTTCGCTCACCGCCCTGCCGGCACCTTCAAGGATGCTCTTCACCGTGCGGATACCGTCCGGTGCAAGGAAGAAAATATCCTGCCCAACCTGGGCAATGCTGCGATGCGAAACGCACCCGATCTTGGTGTCAATATTCTCAACCGTCCAAGTGGCTGCCGTGGTTTCCTGCGGATTGCTGGTCACCGCGTAGCACGAGCGTTGTTTGAACACAACGAGAGTGTGCCCCATCCAACTCGCCAAGCCGGTGATGGGGTCACCTGAGTCACCACCGATTCTGATTTGGAAATTTACATTATCCCAGGTGGAACCGTCTATCAAATCGCTGGCGAACAGAGCGTCCGGGGTGGCGATCACACCGCCGGCAAATAATCGATTAGTGTGGGAGATGAGATATTTGCAGATGGGGGGGTTGCCGCTTCCGGTGCCCTCGTCAGTAAATGCGGATCCATTATACGAGCGCACATTGTTGGTGCCGTCCGTCAGGTAAAATTTATCCACCAGTTGAGCCATCTCAACATTTACGCCGGCCGCCGGGGTGTAGCCGGTCACCTCACTCCAAGTTGCGTTGGCGTTCTTGTAAACCTTTTGATCTGAAACCGCTACCAACTGCTCCAGCGCGGAGGTGTCGAAATAGCCTATGCTATCACACCGCACTGCCGGGTCGCCGGTCCAGTTGTTGTCGTAGGCTTCCCAGTTAGTGGAAACGTCCTCCCAGTTCTCATCGAGCAATCCGCCCAGTTCACGCTTGGCGCCGCGACGGGTTACCAGTGCCCCGAACCGGTCGATGTCCATGTTCTTCCCCTCGGAATACTGAGCCTGATCCAAGAGAGTGGACCGGACATTTGAAACCTGACCACCCGTAAAGGTCAGACAGGCATCAAAGGCCAACTGATCATCCAAACTGTCGTTGTAATTAATGGGCATTATTCAAAATCGTTTACGTCCCAAACCGAAGCCATTTCAGGTATCAACTTGCTCACCCGCGCCGATTGCACGGTTTCCAAATCCCTCACCAGCGCCATCTGACCGGCAGCCTCCTGCTGCTTCACCTGCGCCTTGCCGTACTGGCGGAGATGTTCCAGCATGTCCGCCTCGACATAAGCCAAAAGGGCATTGTCGATGCCGTTAATTCTCGGTGAATCTGAGTCGCCCAATGCGGTCACCTTCAGCTTGCCCAGCACGAGCAGGGTTTTCTCCGTATCAGGTTTTCGGATTAAACGGATCACCGCATCGCCACTGGAATCATTCGGCAGCACAATGTAATTCGCCGGTGTACCGGATCCGTCCAGCAAATCCGGGTTAAGCTGGAACACCGTCTCGAAATTTATCGGAACCATTTCCTTCTCATCCCAGGCCGCCGAAACCGGGAACCTGACCGTGCTGTTTAGCGTCACCTCTTCGGTGTCAACCGCAACCGTGTAGGATGTGGTGCCAAGCGTTTCGCGCCAAAGACCGGAGTCCCAGATCATCTCGTACCGGCGATCAATGAAGGACTTGATCAACGTCAATGAATCGGCGTCACTCTTCTGGAGTTTATCCGCCACAAATTGCGCTATGCTTGTTTTAGTCATAATCTTATCCGATTGTTTGAACGATAACCACACCGTCATTTCCATCGCCACCGGGCTGTGTAGAACCGACACCTCCACCACCTGACGCGGAATTTCCCATCGCCCCCAAAACCACGGAAGATTGCTCGCTACCCGAAGCTGTTCCCACCGCCCCATCCGCTGGCGTTGCGTGATCACCCCCACCGCCGCCACCGCCCGTCAGGTACGAGCCGAAAGTTGAATCCCCACCAACGGAACCACTCCCAGCACCTCCCGAAGCAATGCCGCCGGTGCCCACCGTTACGGTCACTGAGGAAACTGAAGTCACATCTATCCAATCAGCAACACCACCTCCGCGACCACCATCGGCACCAGCACTACCCCCGCCACCACCACCACCAACTACGATGACATGAATTAGCGTAACGCCTGTGGGTTTTGTCCAAGTCGCACCTGCCGTGTAGGTTGTTTTGGTTGGTGTAGAAGCTGAACCCCCGCTTTGTGCCGCCGTGATGCGCCCCTGCTGATCAACAGTCACAGTCGCTGAAGTGTATTCGGCTGGAGTCACTGCCGTATCCGCGAGCTTGGCTGCCGTCACCGAATCGTCCGCAAGTTTCGCGGTGGTCACATTTAGGTCGGTGATGTTCGTGGTGACAACAGAATCTGTCGTCAGTGTAACTCCACCCAGATTGGAGATTGTGGCATCGCCGGCAACAGTTACATAGGTGGGAACCCCGGACGCACTGCACACCGGTATTTGCCCATCTGTGCCACTCGCCAATTTGCTCAACACAATGTTGGCCGCCGCGGACACCGTATCGTTGACCACCGCACCGGATGCAATTTTACTCTCGGTGATGGCGTCATTGTTGATGACCGCA